CCTTCAGGCAATTGTAAATAGCCCACGCAAGAAAGCATTGATCCTAAATGCACATGAATGGGATTATACTCATGTTCATACTGACGAACAAACCAACTACTAGCTATTTCAAGCCTATAATCCAGAACATCAGGAGTTATGTTTCGAGTACCCATAGACGTATAAAGTTCTGCGTGACTTTGATACCGCATTAAGAACTGACCCATTTCGTCCGACCATGCTTTGTTTAAATCGTCGTTCCACTTTAATTCTTCTTTTACTTTACCAACAAGATTACCAGACCAATCTTCCATCTTATCGTCTATTGCCTTATTGCATTTTTCAATAAAACCATCAGACATTTTCTTATAGCCCAAGATCGGGCTAAAAGGTGTTAGTATCTCTTCATCTTGTTTTGGCACATAAATATTAGCCATTCAAACCTCCCTTATGAATGTGTAATTATTGTACCCCGTAGCCTAACATAGCGTTTAACCCAAATACCTCCAATATCATAAAGCTAAACAACAGTAATAAGATGCTCCAAACAATAAGTTTTCCACTAAAGTTTGTTGCAGATAATTTAATTGCAATTAATTCGTTACCAAGAAATCGTAACCCAAGCTCAAATTCATTTTGTTCTTTTTTTACAACAACACCCGTTTTTTTTTCTAATTTATCCATTATCTAAAATTTCCAAAATCTTTTTGATTTAAAAACGCAGGGTAATCTGTAAAAACATTTTGACCTTGACCAGAAAAATTAACTTCAGGAAAAGTGTTTTGCGTTAGTTGAGTGACTTCGTCTATATAAGGTGATATTTTTTCCTGTAATTTTTGATCTTTGTTTCGTTTTACCTCATTAATTATCGGACGTAAAAAAGAACCTATCCCTGAATTAAGACCCCCTACAGGTGATCCACCTCCAAAGAGTCTGCCTTTCCCAAATATCCCTCCCATACCTCCAAAAGGGAAATTTGGTAACGCATGAGATCCTCCAAGGGCAGGATTAACGGGAGTTGCGGGTTCTATGTCTCCCATAAAAGGTGTAAGTGAAGGTCCGTCATACACAGGGCTATCTGGTGGTGCTTGATACGGTAAGTCACTAGCGGGCAACTCATATGGAACAGAGCTTCCACCAATAGGAGGAAGACCGCCCAATAAATCAGTGAAGGGAGGAAAATCACTTGAGGGTTTTGGCCCTGCAAATTCATCCGCTGTCATTCCTATACTATCAAGATATTTTTGTGTTTCTTCCGCAAAAGGTCCTTCTCCATATCTATATACGCCGTCAGCAGGACCTGCATAATAACCTTTAGGTAACGGACCGGTCATGCCGTATTGCGTCTCGCCATATTGAGCAATTTGTTCTTCTGGAGTTAAAGGTTTAATATCAGGAATACCACTTAAAATGTCTTTTATCCCTTTAATTGCAGGGAGACCCAATTGTTCCTGTCCCCTTCCGCCAAAATCGTCCGAATATTGAACAGGAGGAGGGACGGGTGGTTCAATAACAGCAGGTTCGGGTAAGGGCTCAACTTGAGCTACGGGTTCTTGAGGAGTAACGGGCGCCATCATTAGCGGGGGAGCTTCTTGCATGGGAGCTTCTTGCATAAACCTCCCTTCAAATCGTCCTGTAAGCGGATTTAAATAACTCACTTTGTTTCCCCGTTACCGTTCTTGCCTTTACTGTATGCAGTTGCACCCATAAAGACACTCACAACAGCAGCTTGACTAACATAGAAGGTATTTAAAATACCAGAAAAGGTTGTTATTTTTGTTTCTGATACAAACGGTAAGAACATAATGGCTGTAAATAAAACCATGGAGCCCATCGCAACCCATGCCATAAGACGTTGTTGATCCATCATACGGTCTAAATTCTCATGCATCTCGCGTTGATGTTGTAATTGTTCCATTTTTGAGGCCATGGCAAGTTCTCCATCCGTGACGACCCCATCACCATCCAAATCCGCTTGCTCCCATGCACTGCCTTTTTGAAGTTTCTTTTGAGCCATGTTTTCTCCTATTTAACAAGTAACCACATAGGCTGTGTTCTATACAACGACGAAAAGTATGCATAAACAAAACATATTATAGTTAATAATACAAGAAATTTCGGATTGTCCAACATATTACCACGTTCTTGATAAAATATAAAGAAGGAGCATACCAAGCCCGCAAACAGTAAGTATAACCAAAACTATACCAACAACTTCCATAATTTCATCCTGTTTTTGTTTTGCTTTTTTTGCCTGTTCTTTAGCCTGTTCTTTAGCTTCCTGAATGCGTCTTGCCCGTTCATCTACAATGGATTTCCATGTACCAGAACCAAACCTCATGTCAATGGCTACAGATATTTCATACCTTTTTTCAGCAGCAAGTTTAGCATCTATAATTTCTGAAGCCACTGTTTTTAACCCAAATTGGTCAGCAATACCCATTTTAGCTTTTTTAGACCGACCTTTTTGTATTTGATCTTCAGCATCCAGAATATTGCCAATAGACTCCGCAAAAGCACTTATATCTTTGGCTGTGTTCAAATTTGTCTTTATGAAATCAACACTTTTGTTAAGTAAGGCAAGCCCCGTGAGGACTTCAGCAACAACCATCTTTTTCTCCGTAGATTAAAATTTATTTCTTGGATGTTCTTGCTTTTCCCATACCCCGAAGCTGTTGCGTTTTTTCATCATTGCCTATTGGTGCAGGCGCTGTCTTACCGTAAGGTATGCGACCATGACCCTGAATATCAGCGTACTCATTAACTTTTGGCGCAGGGCCGGGCGTGTTTGTTACAATTTTAACTTTACTCATTTTTTCTTTCCTTTAGGTTTTTTTCCAAATGCTTTTCTTGCAGCGGAAGCACCCGCTGCGGAGGCTATAAGACCTCCACCTTTACTAGGTCTTTTTTGTGAGGCTATTCTTTGAGCGCGACCTCCTGCTGCGGCGCCGACTAACGAAATCATGTAGTCTTGCATCGTTCCAAATGGTTTTTCTGCCATATTTACTGTCTCCTTTGATTTTGAAGTTTCAACAATTCTCTTTCACGCCCTGCGTTTATTCGAGCTTGTGTTTGTTTTTCTTGAGACTGAAGGCGTTTATCGAATTGTTCGCTTCTGATATCCTGACCACGTTGATCCAAGGCAACCTTCTGTTGATCAATCTGAGCATCCGCCTGTTCGGACTGTGCTTTAATCTGAAGCTCCTGTTTCTTAAGCTCTACAAGCGGATCGGGTTTGCCTGCACCTGAAAGCTGACCACTTAACTGCTTGACCTGTTGCATACCCTGCGCAATCATTTGTGCCGTAAGCGCCTCCAACTGGACTGGATCGGCTTGAGCACCCTGTTGTTGAGCCATTTGCATAGCCTGCTCTCTCGACTGTATTTGAACGTGCTCCATAATATGCTTTTGAAGCGCAACCGCCATGGCAGGATTGCCAGAAACCATTGGACTCGAACCAAAAACCATGTGTGCCATAATGTGCGACTGATGGTCTTGACCTTCAAAAGCGGTAAGTTTTGCCATGTCCAAAACATTTATATTCTCCTGTGCAGGGTCAAGAGGTGTCGGCTCATCCTGCGGAACATTCTTTAAAATTCTGTCAATGTCCCTAACACCAAGCGACTCATACATATCGTAAAAGACTTCATACATATTATGCATTTCTGGAGCCTGCGCTGCAAGTTGCATTTTGGTCTGAGCTAAAGTAATTCTCTGCGCCTGACTGAAAGCATTCGGATTGGACACGGGAATAACATCCACACGCTCATCAAAGTCCTGTGCCTTGATCGACGCATCAACGCCCTCGACAGAATACGGGTAATCGGGCGGTAAACTCTCCGCCATAACCTGTGCAAGAAGCTTAAACTCGACCCGCATGGCGTAATGTAAGCGTTTATGCACCGCTGACATGACCCGTGAGCCCTGTTCCAACATTGCTATGGTTGTACCTACGGCAGCTTGCTGATTGCCGTCACCGACCTTCATATCCGTTATGGTGGCAAAGCGTCGCCCTGCGTCCTGAACAAAGCCTAATAGCTGAAATAAGGTCTGATCGGGACCCTTAAACGGCAATGGCATGAGGCTATCACGGATAGCCCCACCGGGGGCATCGACGTCTCGAAACTCGCCCGGCTGAAGAGGATCGTCATCGTCCCTGATCCGTAGACCACGGGCCTTGAACCCTGCGGGGAGGTTCGACAAGGTTCCTGCGTCGATCAACTGCCTCAGTGCTGCCGTAGCAGTCCGTGAGAGACCGCCAATTGTGTGTATAAGCCCTAATCCGTAAAAACCAAAGCCGGGAAGAAACTTAAAATGCACGAAATATTGAATTTTTTGTTTTTCAGGGTCATTTTCACGGTAATTACGGCGAATAGAGAGTATTTGACCGTTATCCTGTGATATAGTTACAACATATGGGATTTTTATTCCTGTTGGTTCCCCGTCTTCGTCCGTATCTTCGTATCCTTCAAGGTCTAAATCGGCATGAACCTCTAAAACCGTGCAATCATAATCAATTTGTGAGCTTTGTACCCCTTCTAAACGGTTCATTTCTGTCTCAACACTGCTGTAATCGCCCTGTGCGGGTATAACAGGTATGTCCAGATAGAAGCCCGCGACCTGTTTCTTGCGTAAATCGTTCAAAGACATCCGAATCACTTGTGTAATGTTAGGGCAAGTCTCCAAATCGGACGTTTCATAGGGTACAACAAGCTGTTCTGCGGGAACAAACTTGCTTACAGCGCGGTTCAGGGTCTCATCAAAGTACACTTTCTTAAAGGTGCTCCCTGCAAGAGGCAGATAAAACAACATTTGATCCAGTTCAGGCGTGTATTCCTCCATAACGGACGTAATGTAATAGTTCATAAAGTGCTTTACGCGCTGTGCCTGTTGTGTTTTGTCCTGTGTTTCTGCGCCCATGACGGCTGTTCTAACAGGTCCGCCCGCAGGAAGAAGCTCGTTAAACGCCTGTGCCTGAAATTGTGTTGCAGCTTCTGCTAAAAGAGGGTGCGTGACCCCCGAAGCACCCCGAAAGGGCTGTGTCCGCTCTTCGTAGTTGAAACCCAAAAGATCCAAACCGTTAGAATAGGTGTCCTCCCACTCCTGTCGGCTTGCCTTATTCGCATCAAATTCACTCGTAAGCTCTCCTGCTATGCGACCTAACTCAGAATCACTCATATTCTCTGCTAGGTTCCCATAAAAGTCAGTATCATCCCCCTTATCAGCGTTCGGATCGAAGTCAATAACAACCCCTCCGTCCTCCTCTGCGGTAATTTCTATCTCTGGAGCCTCTCCACCTGCTATCGCAAGCACCTCCGTCTCCTGCGACATAGGCAATTCAAGCTCTATCTCCGCACGAAGGTCCTCTTCATCCAGTTGCGCAGGGACATTATTGTCCATAAGGCTCCCTACAGATTTTCTTTCTTCTGCCATAAAGCTCTCCTTTTGGCTAACTTACCATAGGTCGAAACATATTTCTAGCCGTCATATGTAATGTTCCAATACCCGACGTTCGCGCTTCACCGCCGTCGGCTTTCTTTTCTATGCCCGAAACAATTAAATCTGTGTCATAGACGGCAAAATTTTTGTCACCATCTAAGTAAGTTGTGTGACCGTCAAAACCTAATTTTTTTAATTCAGGAGTAATTCTTTCAAGCGCAAGTTCCTCTCCTGATTGAACTAAAGTATCGAAGTCAGCCCCTAAATAATCAAACTCTTCATTTAATTGTGTTTTATTTTTTTTGTAAAAATCAGATTGTTTAAACACATCAAGGTGTTCTGGATTATCAACATCAAAGTAATTTGCATTTTTAAGATAAACAGGAATTACTCGCGATCCTTTTACAGCCCCAGTCATAATCTCCCCTGTAACAGGGTCTCGACTTTTAAAAGGTTCTCCCGTACGACGATCAATTCCCGATTTAGCATAAGTCGAGGCATTTTCTGGATTAGGTGTAAAAGAATAAGAACCCCTATTTTCCATACCACTGCCTTCGTAATCTCTTCCTCCAACAGTTTTTACCTTAAAGTCAGGATCAAAATCTTCAAAATCTTTGGTTGTGCCATGATATAATCGTAAGGGTTGATCTGTTCCTTTTGCTTTTAATAAATCTTCTGGTTTGGACCGTGCAATTTTTCCAAATGTAGATAATCCTTTTGCAGCCACTCCAATGGGAATACCCGCGCCACCCGTTACAGGAGCAGAGGCCATAGCCATATCACCAAAAACACCCAAGCCCTGCAAAGCTGCATCAACATATTGTTTTTTCTTTATGTTTTCCATAAAGGAAGGGGAATACTTTCCCTTTTGAGATGGATCAGGTAAAGCACCAACGTAATCAGCAATGCCCCCACCGGGAACCATACCAGAACCCACAGCAGCTGATCCATAGGCTAATTCTTTTAAAGCATCTGGAGAAATTTTAGAATAAAACTCAATTTGCTTTGGAGATAAAATCATTATCCCACCATAGGTCGAAACATATTTCTAGCCGTATCGCTTAAACTGGCAACTCCGCCGTTAGCTCGACCATATTTAATTTTTAAAAGAAGTTCTTCGGGTAATGTAAAATTAGAAAAGTTACTATGAGCCTCTAAAACAGCTTTTCTAGCAGCTTCATTGCCATCAAGAGCTTTTGGAATTAAAGACTTATTATAATAATCAATCATAAAATCGGGAGTTATGCCTTCGCCTTTGGGAGTTCCGCCCCCTGCAAGACTAACAATACCTCCCTGTGCCAGTAAGGCGGTCTCCTCTTCTGGTGGCGTTATCGGCAAACCCGAAAAAGAAGGCATAGCAGCTTGGCTTACTTTAAATGTTGGTGAGAGGTTCGCGAACCGTGGGTCGGTTCCGTAGTTCACGGTGCTTGGAACGAGAACGTCATCCAAGGTTAAGCCATAGTCAGATTCTCTAAGGCCCGTGGGCGACGTACCACCGCCCGTGCCAGTGCCTGTTCCACCGCCACCAATAGGATCAATTACACCGATACCAGTATCTCCGCCACCACCAGTGCCACCTCCTGCGTCGGC